TTAGTTATGTCATCAGCCACAGTGTTGATTGAGTTATTACCAGACCCTGTATTTATAGCGTCAGTAATTAATCCGTTGTCTTCTGTAAAAGTTACAAAACCAGTAACTTGGTTAATAGCTTGTAATGTTGATTGACTTGGCTGTATAGGTGTAAACCCATCTCCGGAACTACCATCATAAGCCTCCATTCCATCATTGGTTGTGTTAAACCAAAGGTCACCATCTTGTAATGATGAACCATCAGGTCTAGCTGTAGGTGCTGTTGATGATATTTGATATCTGTCTACAAAATTATTGACGTCAGAGATGTTAGTCGCTGCTGTATTGATGTTTGTAGCGTTGGAAACAACTGCATTAATATTTGTAGCGTTGCTAACAGCAGCATTAATATTAGAAGAATTGTTTTTGACCGCGTTAATGTTGGTTGCATTGTTCGCTACCGCAGTAATGTTTGTATTATTTCCAGCTACAGCATTGATATTTGTAGCGTTGTTTTTAACTGCTGTTATGTTAGATGATATACCAGCAACAGTGTTAACGTTGGATATATTGTTTCCTACGTTGTTTACGTTTGCAATGTTAGTTGCAACTGTGTCTATTTCAGATACAGTTTCGTTAAGGTCATTAGCAGCAGTAACAACTTTAGCAATATCACTAGCTACTGTCTGTAAGTTATTGTTACTTATTTGACCAGCAACAGTATTTATGTTTGTAGCATTATTTTTGACTGCATTAATGTTAGTCGCATTTCCAGCTACCGCAGTAATGTTGGAGTTGTTGCCTGCTACAGCATTAATGTTTGTTGTGTTACCAGCTACAGTAGTGACGTTAGATGATATTCCAGCAACTGTTGTTATGTTACCTGAAATGTCAGCCAACGTATCCATGTCGTTTACGATTGCTGTTGTAGCCAAGGTATTCATATCAGATATTGCATCAGCAGTACCTAACCTTCCTATCTCTGTCGCTTTAGCAGCTACAGCACCAATGTCAGTTGCGTCTCCTGCAACAGCATTGATGTTGGCTATATTGTTAGCAACTGTTTGAATATTAGAAGCACCAGATGCTGAGCTTAATGAGTCTGTTATAGACCCTAAGTCAGTTCCATGAGCAACTTGTCCAGCTACGACATTTATATCATTAAGCTGAGATGCAGTTAATGCAGCGTTAGCTCCAATCTCTTTGATTGTACCAGCGTCATTAACAAATAACTTCTGTCCAGATGTATCTAAGGCAACTTCTCCATTAACAATATCGCTGGTAGTCGGTGTCGACGTACCGCGCTTGAGTTTAATTACCGTAGACATAATTTAAAATGTGCCCCCGTCCACAGTTCCGATACGAGCTGCTGGAACTGTTCCAGAACTTAAGTTACTAGCATTAAGTGAGTTAATAATTGAGCTAGTTACGTAGCCTGCACCATTTGTTATTGCGTTGTTGTTAAGAGATATGTTTGCTGTACCGTTGAATGAAACTCCTGCAATAGTTCTAGCTGTTGCTAAAGCTGTAGCTGTAGCTGCATTACCAGAGGTGTTTTGAGTACCAGCAGAGTTTACACCGGGAAGGTTTATATTTGCTGAACCATCAAACGAAACTCCACCGATAGTTCTAGCTGTAGCTAACTTTGTAGCTGTAGCTGAGTTACCAGTACAAGATGCAGATGAACCTGTAATATTAGAAGTTATTGTTCCGGGTAATCTTGCATCAGGAACTGTTCCAGATGTTAAGTTACTCGCATTTAAAGAACCAATAATAGATGAGGTTACATAACCAGCACCATTAGTAATATTGTTATTGTTTAATGTTATATTCTGTGTTCCATCAAATGAGACGCCAGATATAGTTCTTGCAGTTTGTAATTTTGTTGCAGTTGCAGCATTATCTGAAGCTGTTATATAACCAGCTCCGTTAGTGATAGCGTTGTTATTTAAAGATATATTCTGTGTACCGTCGAAAGCTACACCAGCGATATTTCTAGCTGTTTGTAGTTTTGTCGCAGTAGCTGCGTTACCAGATACTCCTCCAGTTACAGTACCAGTTACGTCTCCTATTATGTTTGCGTTTAGTGTACCTTTAGTTACTGTTAAGTTACCTGTACTTGAACCAGTAAAACTACCAGTACCCATAAGGAATGTATCAGAAGATTCATCCCAACCCATAAAGGCGTTTGATGAACTACCTCTTTCAATAACGATTCCAGCATCTCCGGCAGGAGTACCAGATGTACCGTTACCAAGCTCAATGAGTTTGTCTGCTACAACTGAGTTAGTTGAGGATAGTGTTGTAGTTGTACCTTGAACTGTTAAGTTACCACCAACAGTAAGGTTTCCTGAGAAAGTCTTATTTCCTGCTGCTGTTTGGTTTATGTTTCCAAGGTGCATAACAGCACCTTCACCGGCTATGGATAGTATTGATGAAGCTCCTCCGCTACCATCGTCTCCAAATCCGTAATATAGTTTTTTAT